TTAATCAGGCTTACTCAAAGAAACACTTATAAACAACCAGGGGTACTTAAACATATTCAGGGGACAACCATAGATATGAACAAAAAAGATATAGCTAAATTAATTAAAGAAAAGCAAAGAAGGTCTAGACTCAAAGACTATGAAGATAACTTCAGTAGATTTGCACAAGAACAAATACAAATTGTAACAAAAGATGTATCACAAGGCTTTGTACCATTTATATTTAACGAAGCTCAGAAGATAATTACAGAAAAACTGGAGAAACAAAAGAATGATACAGGAAAGGTTAGGGCAATTATTCTCAAAGCTCGTCAACAAGGTATCTCGACATACTGCGCTGGACGAGTCTTCTGGAAGAGCTACTATACTCCCTATGCGAGATCAGTTGTCATGGCTCATGATTCGGCTACGTCAGATGCCCTATTTAATATGTCAAAGAATCTTATCCGTAACATGGAAGGTGATCTTGCCCCTAAAGAAATACGTAGTAATGCTAAAGAAATTATTATTAATAGTCCCGCTATGGCTGATAAAGATGCTACTGCTTCTTATCGATTATATACAGCGGGGTCTCCAGAAGCTGGACGAGGTACTACGCCAACTATAGCACACTGTTCAGAAGTAGCTTTCTGGCAACATGATGAGAAGATCCTAGCAGGACTTTTCCAGGGTATCTCAAGTGCTGATGGAACAGAGGTTATTCTGGAGTCTACAGCTAATGGTGCTCAAGGAGAGTTCTACAGGCTCTGGAAGGGTGCTGTAGATGGTGACAATGAATACCTACCAATCTTCTTACCGTGGTATATTACACCGGAATACACTAGAGAACCCCCAGAGAACATGGAGTTAACAGTTGAAGAAGAAAAGCTACGAGATAAACATAGCCTTGACAACGGACAGATCTACTGGAGAAGGCTTAAGATTGCAGAAGGTGGAGAACTCAAGTTCAAACAAGAGTACCCATCAACAGCTGACGAAGCGTTTATTATGTCAGGATCTAACGTCTTCAACCTGGAGCGTCTGGACGCACTAGTACCACAGTCCTACGAGAGAAGGTCTGAATGGGATCCTTCATCTAAAATGTTTGATGAAAACAAAGAAGGTTCTCTGTACATATACCAGTTCCCTGATTGGGATTCACCTTATGTTATTGCTGCTGATGTTGCCCTGGGGGTAGGTCAAGACTATTCTGCTGCAGTTGTACTAAATAAAAACTATGAAGTAGTTGCTCATTATAGGAACAATAAGATTGATCCATCTATGTGGGGAGATCTACTGTTTTACTTAGGGAGATACTACAACAATGCTTTGTTAGCTGTAGAATCTAACTCTATGGGTATTGCTACGTTACAGAAACTTGACAGTATGGGCTACATAAACTTATACAGACAAACTAAAGTAGCTAATGTATCTAAAGAAGAAGGTGTACGACTAGGGTTTAGAACTACATCTGCTACTAAACCTGTCATCATAGCAAACCTAAAGAACCTTATAGAAAACGAAGAGTTGTTAATACCTTCTGTTCAAATCATTAAGGAACTTAAGGATTATATATCTACTGATACAGGTAAAACAGAGGCTGCTCCTAACTGTTACGATGATTCAGTTATTGCATTAGCTATAGGATGTGAAGTACTACGGACCCATTGGGATAAACTAGGTACCTCAAATGTATCTTGGAAACAGAAGCTATCTACTATTGAACAAGTAGACACAAACTGGCTGTAAACATATAGATACTCTTACTACCACTACACACACGGATAAATCGTACTCAAACCTATAGTGGAAGCCAAACAGTAATTTAATCTAAACACTATTCTGTGTCTTAATCCATATACCCCTTATAGAACATAAAGGATAAAAGGGTCACTAAGGACCCTAGAGTTCCGCGTTGTCCTCATACGTCCGGTGGTACGTAGCGGAAATACCACCACTTATTTTATATACAGAAAAAATAAAAAGCAAGAAAAGCTAAACAAAATAGGAGAAAACTATGTTGTTATTTAAAAAAACCTGGTTATTAGAAGAAGACTATAAATCAGGAGATTCAATTGATATTTATCACGATGGTTTTGGTCGTATGCATGTTGAACGTCACGTGTCTCCAGAAGAACGTGAGTTTATCCAAAAGAAAAAACGATTAAGACTTCTTAAAGAAGAAGTAGAAACTTTAGAAAAAGAAGTATCATAACGGAGGTTTGTATGCCAGTAACAGTAGAAACATTTCTTAAATGGAAGATACTTCCTCGTTTAATGATGCTGGCAAGTACAGTGATGTCTTGGCGTTGTGCTGAATGGTTTATGGAACTAGATAATCCAACAGGAGCACAGTCTGCTTTTGTGTCTGTTGTCATGGGTGTTATGACTGGTGTATTCGGAATCTGGATGGGCCATGAACACAAATCGTAGTCCATGTATCGGCATATGCACATTAGATGCTATGGGTAAATATTGTGTTGGCTGTGGTAGAACTATAGGACAGATAACTGCGGCAGGTATTGGTAAGTATAATGACACCCCCAAAGTGGAAAAGAAATAATTATAAAAGCCCTATTGTATATTTAGGAGGAGAAGAACCATGTCAATTACAAAAGGTGGAGAAACCTTCTCCGGTTACAACAAACCAAAGAGAACCCCTGGGCACCCAAAGAAGTCCCATGCTGTTCTTGCAAGGTCGGGTGGTAACCCACCGAAAGGAAAGTTAATCCGGTTTGGAGAAAAGGGAGCAAGTACTGCAGGTAAACCAAAGGCTGGTGAATCTAGGCGTATGAAAATGAAACGTAAATCTTTTAAGGCCAGACACGCAAAGAATATTGCACGTGGTCCTTTAAGTGCTGCTTACTGGGCAGACAAAGTAAAATGGTAGGAGAAGGAGATGGCTGTTAATGAGGCAGGAAACTACACAAAACCGACCATGCGTAAAAACCTGTTTAACAAAATTAAAGCGGGTGGTAAAGGAGGTCGTCCAGGCCAATGGTCGGCTAGAAAGGCGCAGATGCTTGCTAAGCAATATAAAGCAAATGGTGGAGGCTATCGAGATTAAAAATGAGAAAGCCATCGCAAAAAAGTCTGAACAAATGGACTTCTCAGAAGTGGCGAACCAAAAGTGGTAAGAACTCTACTCAGGGTCCGTTGGCTACTGGAGAGCGTTATATGCCAGCTTCAGCTGTGGGAAGTCTCACGGCAGCAGAACACGCTGCTACCACTAGGGCTAAGAGAAAAGCTACAAAAGCAGGAAAACAATTTAGCAGACAACCTAAAAAGGTTGCAAGCAAAGTAAAACGACATAGAGCGTAAACCCAGGAGTGGTAACATGTCTAGATTTATAGAAGAAACACACAAACAAAAAGAGCCTAAGAAAGCACAGGCTCCGTTGCCAAAAGCTGGCGCTTACTCTGTAAAGGAATTAGAAAAGGCTAAGCCTATCTATTCCGGTACCGGAGGGAAGAATTAATGGATAAACCCCACGGTTATAAAGAAGTTGTTAGTGATGAGCAACTTGTCAATCTTGTTGAGTCGGGTATACAAAACTCAACTGGTGATTGGTTAAACTCATCAGAACTAGCAAGAGAGCGACTAAAAGCAACGTATGAATATGCAGGTGTTGCCGACTTTCACCTAGCACCACAAGGTGTTAGCTCTATTGTCGATACATCAACTACTGAAGTTGTTGAAGCATACACTGCAGTATTGTCTGATTTGTTTCTTAGTAATCAGAAGTTAGCACGAATGATACCCTATGATGCAACCCCTGGGGCTATCCAGGCAGCAAAGGATGCATCAGATCTAGTCAACTACTGTCTATTTAAAAAGAACAACGGATGGGAACTTATTCAACAGTGGATGAAAGCCGCTTTGTTGTGGAAGAATGCTGTCTGTCGTTGGGGATATGTAGAGGATTACGATTACGTATTTGAAGAATACGAAAAGATTAGTCAACCAAACCTTGACGATCTTCTTGCAGATGATGACGTTGAGATTGTAGGTGATCTACAATTTGAAAATCAACCGGAAGAGTTCTCTCAAGAAGTTGAACTTATGTACGTTGATGTTCGTATTCGTAAACGTATTAACAAATCTAAGGTTAAGGTTGAATTAGTTCCACCAGAAAACTTTCGTATTTCAAGGGACGCTACAACAATTGATGATGCATCTTTTGTTGGTGTTCAAAATGAAATGACACGATCAGAGATTCGTAAGTTCTATCCAGAAATGGCTGATAATATTGATGCTTGGGATGAACTAGGTGATGAGTCTTGGGTTGGTGCATCAAAATACTCTCAAGATATCGCAGCCCGTAAACAGGTTACTGGTCAGGAATACTATCAAGGATCTATCCAGCAACAAGCTATCCCACTAGAAGCAAATAAAGAAGTTATTGTAACTGAGTGTTGGCTACGTGTTGATCGTGATGGTGATGGTATTGCAGAACTAAAACACTTTATTATTGCTGGTGCACATATCCTTCATGAAGAAGATTGTGACTATATCCCACTAGCGTCTATTGTTCCAATTGATATTCCATTTGAATTCTATGGACTATCAATGGCAGACTTTACACGTAGTTCTACATTAGCATCGACAGCTATCCTACGTGGCTTTGTAGAGAATACATACCTCACTAACTATTCGCCTAAACTAGCGGATCCGAATGTGGTAGACTTCTCTGCATTGCAGAATATGAAACCAAAACAGATCATACCAACTAACGGTAGTCCTGTAGGTGCTGTACAACAGTTACCTCCAGAAACAATCTCAACTGGTACTGTACCACTTCTTGAACATTTGCAGCTAATAAAAGAACAAGCTACAGGTATGTCAAAAGCTGCACAAGGACTCAATGATACTCTTTATGTGTCAGGAAACTCTGAGCAGAAACTAAGTGCCGTACAGTCTGCAGCCCAAAAGCGTATTCAACATATTGCTCGTAGGTTTGCTGAGACAGGCTTTAAACGTTTGATTATGGGTATTTATACAACTATGCATAAAAGCATGAAAGGTAACATACCATATAATATTGGTGGAGCTTATGGATCAATTGATATGTCAACACTTCCATCCCAGATGGATGTAGAAGTAATGCTTGATATTGGTGAAAACTCTAACACATCTATGATTTCTAAGTATAGTCGTATTGCTGCAGAAATATTACCAGCCCTACAACAACAGGGTGCAGGTATGGTTATTAAACCAGAAGCTTCTGCAGTTCTTGCAACTAAACTTATTGAAGCTATGGATGTAGACAGTAATGATTTCTTAGTAAACTATGATACAGATGAGTTTAAAGAAAAAGCAGCACAGGCTATTCAAAGACAACAAGAAGAAGCCCAAGCTCAACAAGCTCTTCAACAACGTAAGATTGAAGCAGAAACATCTCTATCGGAAGCTAATGTTATGTACACTGGTGCTCAAACAAAGAACACACAGGATGATAACGCTAAACAACTTGCTGTGTCAATTGATAAGCACTTCCAAGAATGGGCTGATTTACAAATCAAAGCAACAAAGGAAGGTGCGGAGTTACCACAACATCCTGGGTATGATCAAATCATTATGTTAGCAAGGCAGATCCTAGCATCTCCACCGCAACAATCACCAATGAGTGATCAACAACAATAAGGAACCTAATGGAAAAATACCGTAAAGCAGCTGAGAAGAAGCTGGGTAATAAAAAATCATATGGTAATCATAAAGTTCATCCCGAAGAACTAGCTAGGAGTGCTCATGTAAAAGGGCATTTCGCAGCTAGGGAACGGGATGAGTTTTTTGATGAAGTATATGGAGAGGTCTTAGTAGACTTCTTTATTGAATGGCTCAAGACGGAGCCGCATGAAACTAAATCTCGTGAGTTTCTCTACTCTTCTGCTTTAGCACTTGGTAGTGTTAAAGAGAAAATGATGAGCTTTGAGATGTACGGGAAAAATGTCCCGCACTTACAGGAGGACAACAATGAGACCAATTGATTACGAACAACTAATTAAAAACTACAAAGATATGATTAACACACTAGAGTATGACTCTATGCGGAGTGGTGGAAAAGCAAAACTTAATTCTACTGACTTAACCAATATGCATAATCTTGTAGAACGATATCAAAAAGAATTAAATAATTCCTCAAAGCAATCCCCTAAGAAGGAGGTAGCAAATGGATAACAATACCGAAGCACCTGTAGATTCTACCCAAATGGATGACTCTATCGCAGAGGTTAGTCAAACAGAAGATGCTTTGCTGGCTGACATTGTACGGAACTCTAATTTCGTAGAATCTCTACCCAATGAGCAAGTGCCTGAGTTAGACACGGACGAATCAGATTCAGAAGACCCAATGGAATCTGAAGAAGCCGATAGCGAAGAAGTTGAAGACGAGACTGAAGAATTAGAAGAAGACACGGACGAAGAAGATGCTGATGAAGAATCCGCTACCGATGAACCTGATGTGTATGCTACTGATGATTTAGATCTAGAAGCAAAAGTTGTTGTCAAAATTGATGGCGAACATACTGAAGTTTCTTTTGGTGACCTTATCAAAGGTTACTCTACTGAACAACATCTTTCTAAGAAGGGTCGAGAACTCGGTGACGCAAGAAAACAATTAGAAGAGGAGTATCAGGAAAAGGTTGGAGAAATCCAAACCTTATCTAAAGCCTCAGCAGCTATTCTATATTCAAATGAACAAGCTCTTTCTAAAGAGTACCATTCTATCGAAGCTCAAATTGAAAAAGCTCGTGAAGATGGTGACACCTACGAAGTTAACGAACTCAAAGATAAACGAGAACAAGTTCAGAAAAACTATTGGAACGCACGTAATCAACGTGAAGAATTAGTAAAAAGTCTTCAAGAAACAGAAGAGCAGCAAGTAACAAAAGAGTGGCAGGAACAACTGTCTTACTTTAATGAAACTATCCCTACTCTTATTCCTGACTTTAATGAAGAGACTGCAACTGCAATTAGGGCATTTGCTATTGAAGAAGGTATTTCTCCTGAAGTACTAGACTCAATTGCTGATCCTATTATTGTTAAGTTTGTCGATGACTATCGTAGACTAAAACAAGGTATCACAAAAGGTACTGCTAAAAGGAAATCTACTCCTGCAAAGAAAGCCCCGCTTCGTAAAGCTAAGACTGAATCTAAGAAAAAGCAAGATGCAGCTTCAGCCTTACGACAACGAGCTTTAAATCCAGACTCTTCTAACGAAGATCAAATGGACTTTCTAAGAGGACTTGCTGCACGATCATTAAATCTTTAATACCTTGGAGGTATAAATAATGACTAGCACTCTTGGTGTACGCGGAACTGGTGGCCCACAGGGACCAGCTCGCGGAACTGGCAAAGATGTCTCACAGCGTGAGGATCTAGCTAACTTTATCACAATGATTACTCGTGATGAAACCCCTTTCATGTCTTCAATTGGCAAGGCAAAAGCAACAGCAATCTACCACGAATGGCAGACAGATCAACTGGATACTCCAGGTTCATCTCGTATTGCTGAAGGTACTGACTATATCGAACCAGCCGTAGCTGGTGGTACAGGCACACCTGCAGTTGGTGATCGTTTTGCACGTACTGGCCCATACCGTACACGGTTGGGTAACTACACTCAAATCAACGGTAAGACAATTGCTGTATCAGGTACACGCCGCGCAGTAGATCAAGCCGGTGTTGCAGATGAATATGCATACCAGCTGAAAAAGCGTGGTACTGAGCTTCGCCGTGACGTTGAGCATGATATGATTCATTCATTCAACACATCAGCTGCTGTTGGCGTACAGGGTAACACTGCACGTTCAGCTGGTGGTTATCAATCATTCATTAACTCAGGCGATACTGTAGTATACGCAGGTCAGTGGGCGGCTCCGGCTACTGTTTCTGATGGTACTCAAGTAACCCGTTCATCTTTGACAACAACTGCTGCACCTACTAAAGGTTCTTTGACACTGACAGATATTGATGCTGTTATGCAAAAGATCTATGAGCAGGGCGGTAAGGCTTCTAAAGTCATGTTGTCTCCAAAACTACGCCGTGATTTCTCTGACCTTATGGTTGGTGCTACTGGTGTACAGCGGAACATTGATGAGTCAGGTAAGCTTCGCCAGTCAGTAGATGTATACATGTCAGACTTTGGTGACCTTATGGTAGTTCCTAACTACATCATGGGTCTATCAAACGCAGTACAGTTCATTAACTCAAACGGTACACCTGCAAATCTTGCAGCAACTACTGAAGTTAAAGACTTCTCTGCACTGATCTATGATCCAATGTGGTTCAACGTTGCTACTCTGCGTCCAATGCAGGAAGTAGACGTAGGACAAAAGGGTGACTCTACTGTCGGCATGATGGTTGAAGAGACCACACTTGAAGTCCGTAACCCACTTGGTTGTGGTGCTATCTACGGTCTTAACTAGGCTATTGTTAGGGGAGGCTTTCGGGCTTCCCCTTTCTTTTTTGTAGGAGATAAAAATGAAAATTTGTCCAGATTGCCCATCACCATCAGCGTGTATGTCAGCAGGAAAATGTATGAAGGGTAAACAAGACCCTGCGTATAAAGCAATGGGTGGTAACGTTGCAGGTTATTACAACAAAGGCGGTCCAGTTATTGGATGTGCCCCATCTTCAAATAACCCAAGTAAGAAAAACAACTAAATTAATAGGAGATAAGTAAATGCTAGTTATTAAAACTGCTAACGGGAATACTTACCCCGCTGAATCATGTGTATGGCGTACAGCACAAGTCGCAAGTGGCGGCTATCAATTGACGCATCTAGACATTGGAAGCCCAACAGTGGCCACAAGTGGAACACCCACTGCAGCACCAGCAGGTGCGGAATTAGGTTACATTGGGAAGTCAGGTCGTTTTGTAGCATATACAGAACCCGCCGCTTAATTAAGTAGGAGAGGACATGTCGAAAGAAACAGACTTTAAATTCTATAGTTCAACTGTAGGTGCAAAAAACGGTATCAATGCTGGCTTTGATCTTCAATCAGGAGATTGGCAAGCTACTCAAGATATAACCAAATATAAAGAATCGGCTAAACGAGATCGTGATGAACAAGAGTATTACGGAATTAAAAAAAATGGCTATCGTAAGATGGCAACTATTCCTGATATTGTAGCTATTAAAATTCTACAAGATCATAACCTTGATTTACACAGTCCAGAATTTATGCAAGATCCAAATAATATGAAACGGTTAAAAACTATCTTAATGACTGAATATCGTGATTTGCTAGTCAATACTTAATTAGGAGGCCAAGGATGGCAAGAACTTATACACAGTTCGTTGACTTAGTGAGAAACTGGTCTAATAAAGACTCTGCAGTTCTTAGCGATGACATAATCAAAGACTGTTTAAGGTATGCCGCAGATAAAGCATATCGTAAACTAAGGGTTATTGCGCTTGAAAACACTATTAGTTACAATTCAACTGACTTGATTGCTGCAACAACAGCTGGAAACAACCTTGTTCCTAGTAAGACGGAAATTACAATACCGTCCGACCTTATTGAATTTATTGAAATTCGAGAAGTAGATGCAGCAAATCAACCCACACGAGTTTTTAACGAAAAAACAGATTTGAGAACATTTAATGATTGGACGGCAAGTAAATATAATTACTCTGCTTTCTGGACTAGGCGAGGAAACACAGTAATACTATCTCCTGCTTTTCAAGATGGAGTAAGTAGTGGTACAGCTACTAAGATTGAATTACACTATTACCGCAGACTCCCAGCATTAGATGCACTATATAATGTAACACCAACTAACTACACTGCAGGGTTACTTAATCCGTCTTCTCAAGGTGTAACAGATGCTGTTGAACTTTGGTTTTCTACTATTGGGGGTGTAGCAACTCCTTATGCAACACAGGCTGAAGCAATCGCAGCGGGTGGTACAGTTACAAGTGCATACTATCTTGGACAGCTTGCCTATAATTGGCTACGTGATGATAATGAAAGAATTCTTCTTATGGGTTCATTAGGTGAATTATTTGCTTATCTTCAAGACGATCAACAAGCACAAAAATACTTTGCTATGTTTGCTCAAGAAATAGATGAATTGAATGATGAAGATAATAAACGGGGAGCATCTGGCGGTAACATTCAAATGAGTTATAATGCAGGAGGGTTAATCTAATGGCTACACCTGCAAGTCCAGATACCACTAATACCACTGGAGCAACTGATGATGGTTCTCTTGGTGGACTTTTCAATTCAGGTGATGGCAGCGTAATAACTACATTAGCTAGCTCTCTTACTGGACTAGTTGAAGATGCACAAACAGCAGCTACTAATGCTGGAGTTTCTTCAACTTCAGCCGCAGCTAGTGCAACTGCGGCAGCAGCTAGCGCTTCTTCCGCTTCAACTAGTGCAACTGCTGCAGCAGCATCAGCTGCCGCCGCACTAGTGTCTGAAAATAATGCCGCTACAAGTGAAACTAATGCGGCTACTAGTGAAACCAATGCGGCTACAAGTGAAACTAATGCAGCCACTAGTGAGACAAATGCAGCAACAAGTGAAGCAAATGCGCTTGCTAGTGAAACTGCAGCAGCATCAAGTGCTACTCAGTCAGCAGGAAGTGCTACTAATGCGGCTACTTCAGCGGGAAACGCAAGTACCTCTGAAATAAATGCAGCAGCCTCAGCAGCAGCAGCGCTTACGTCAGAAGGTAATGCTTCAACAAGTGAGACCAATGCAGCTACTAGTGAGACTAATGCTGCAGCATCCGCAGCAGCAGCTCTTGTTTCTGAAAATAATGCGGCGACTAGCGAGACTAACGCAGCAACTTCAGAGACTAATG